TGAAATTTAAGAGCGAAACGAACGTAAGGCGTCTTATTCTTATTGTTGTCTCCATATTCAAAGGATGAAATTGTTCCATGATAAGTGCCTTCGGGTAATGCTGAAGGGGCTTTTACATCATCAAGTTTGGTTGATAAGAGGTCTTTGAAGTTTACTGACATATATTTTCTCCGTTAAAAATAGACCCAGTGATGGGCCGGTTTTCCGCATTTGACTGCGGAAACTTGTGACTACAACGCAGTTCCGTTGTAATTTAATTCTTTCTGCCGTAAATGAAGCAGCATGTGGTATGCTTGATCTGGACACACTACTAAATTGCAATTGCGATTATCTGCTGGATTTCCGTTCACATGATGAACAATTGCTTTGAGAGGTAGTTTCTTGCCCAATGCTTTTTCAGCAATAAGTCTATGTTCAAGAACTTTTTCTCCAGCAACCATAAGTTCTATGTAGCCTCCTTTGTGTATTGTCCCAGATCCTTGTTGCCTTCGTAAAAGAGCCGCATCTCCTATTGGCTTTCCTGACAGATGACGATGGTAGTGCATGTTGCATAGACCAAGTGCTCTTGCATCTTTGCCACAATCAGTCACTTCACAAACCATATTAGAAGGTCTGCGAGATCTGTAGTTTACGTCACCATGTTTAAGAAAACGCCTATAGTGCAAATTACACATTCCTTTTCGGGAAGGAGCATTTTCACAATTTTCTACAGAGCATTTCATCATTTTGTCTCCCTGATTGCTTTGAAGTAATCAGCCAAACCAGTCTCAAGCGGATATGATTGTGGGACTTTTGAAGGGACGGTTGTTTTACACTCCACAGAACCTTGGGATGTTGTAAATATCTGACGTTTAATATTTGCACCTCTGCCCGAAGACTGGGCAAGAAGGACTGTGTTAAAATATCTACCAACTTTGGGGGGCAACGCTTTGCCTAGTGTATTGGGATAGAACTTATCAGCCCCATTATCATCTCCCATCGGTTTGATATGGCAATTTATAATCACATTGCATTTCACCCCCTCGTCGTAGAGCATTCGTAACAAATTCTCGACCAAGGCTTGCGCGAGGCCCCAATCGGCTTGGTGCGGGTGCTGGCCAAGGCGTCCGTTCATGGCGAGGATGTAGGACAGGGCGGCATCAGAAAGCATGGTGAGGGAGTCAATGACAAGAACTGTGTTGTCGTCCCATGTGGTGATGGAGCCAAGCGACCTGTCGCCATCTTTCCAATCGCCTAACATTCCGGCGACACGCTGCCAGACAGAGGCCTTGGCGGGAACAAGTTTTCCCCCTTGGTTCTTCATTGGCTCGGTGATCGTGACATACTCCACGTTCTCAATGGCGTCTTTTGAATACTTCCCGTTGGTCAGGAGGTCGCGTAGGACATCTACTCCGTTGTCAAGGTCAAGAATGCGAATCTTGAACCCAGCGGAAGCAAGGCTGGCAAGTGCGCCGGTCTTTCCCGCTCCGCTATCGCCAACGAAAAGCAGCTTTGTGGTTGTGGATGAATGATGTTGTGAAAGTGGAGGCATGTTATTGGTTCCATAAAGCTGCGAGAGTAATGGTGATGACAAATGTGCCAACAAGGATGATGATTAAGTCTGTCAAATGTCACCTCGGACTTGGAGAGGGTCCCAGACGCGACGGGTGAAGTCGGCTTGGAGCCACTCGCGTCGGACAGAAGGTGGAAGGCTGCATATTTTGCGGAACGGGCAACCGCCATACTGGCCACAAGATTTGTCGTTCATCGGCCAGTAGCCATTAGCAGCATACAACTCTGCGGTGGCTAAATACTGCCCAAGGTCGTAATACCATTCTTCTAGGACTGGTTCGGACCTTGGAACTGTGCCGCGTAGAAAGCGTGTGAATGATTGTGCTATCTGCGCGCCGTCAACAATGATCCCTTCGATCTGGATGTTGTAAACGACCTTCCCGGCGATAGCGTAAAGCGTCATCTGGTTGTCGGGAGAGAACTTGTCGAAGAAGGAAGAATTGATTGTGGATTTTGTGGTCTTGCGGTCAAGCACGAAGGCCTTGCCGTTCAGCATGGCGAGGCGGTCAAGGTGACCACAAAGCAAAATGCTCTCGCCTTGTGAGGTGGTGTAACCACTGTCAAAGCGGAACGACAATTCAACCGCTGGTTTGCCATTGGCCAAACGGACCGTTTCGATTGGGTCGTCGGCGAATTGCAGCAAATACCAAACAACCGAGCGGAGCAGCGTGAGTCTATTTTTGTTTGGATCGTCTGAGATCCACGGGCGATTTTTCTTCTCGTCCCATGTAATTGTCAACACATATTTCACGACTTCACGAAGTGCTTGGTCGTAGTCCATGCCACCAAAGCGAAGGTGATCGTAGCGTTCGAGGGCTGAGTGGAAATGTAAACCGAAAGTTAGATGAACGCTGATCTCGCGTGGCTGCCAGCCCTCAAGAATGGACAACTGGTAGAGCCTCGGACATGTTTTGAATGCGCCGATGGATGTAGAGTCCCAAGCGATCTGAAAGTTGAGGGAGATTTTGGAAAGTGAATTGTTCGTGGTCATGGGGCGTCCCTGACTTAGTTGGTGGAATGTTGACCGCTGCCGGTTTGAACAAACCGATAGCCTTGCTTTAACTTTGCGTCGATTAATGTGGACCGCTCATGGAGTTTTAGCGTGTATTGAATAAGTCTTTCGAGTTGCTCACACGCCTCGTCTCCCATCCACGTCCCTGCTTGATGGCGCAGAGAGTCAACGAGTTCTTGTAGTTCTGAAGATGTCATGCCAAGGGCTCCTTTGGCGGTTTAATCTAGGCCTGAGAGTAATTCATCAACTGATAGTTTTGGTTTTGGGCCTTTTGCGGGAGCCTTGCGCTCCTTCTTGACTTTCGGCGTTGCCTCTTGTTGTGCGAACTTTTCCCTCTGCGCACGAAGATATGAAATGATCTGGTCAGCTTCGGTGTCAGAAATTTGCGGGGCGCGGTTCATAAGTTCTTCGAGGGAGAATTCTGATGCCTCCTCGAGCGGGTCGCCGTCAGGCAATGATGTCGGCAACGGTTGGGTCGAATTTGACTGGTTTGGCATTTGACTTCTTCTCCAGATGTGAAAGGTAAGAATGGATGATAAGACGTAAGGCCTTGGAGCGCCCGACCGTGCGATGCCCCTGTCGGCAGAAAAGCGCGTCGATACGTTCAAGATCCTTTGAAAAAATGTGGAAGTGAATTTTCGTGGTTTCGTCTTCGAGCCTCGCGCCCATGTCATTCGTCTCCAAAAAGGTCGGCTAAGGAAAAAAGAGGTCCGTCGCCTTGTGGGTTTTGTTTAATTGGCTGCGCCTGTGGCGCATTGGGATGGCGCAAGGTGTCGTTTTTAACTATCCAGATGTGAGTGTGAGAGGATGGGGATTTGAAGATTTGAATGATTTCAAGGTCAGGGTCTTTGCGTTTTGCTGCGTATAACCTTTGCAGAGATACTTGGTAGTTCCCGAAAAGCTCGACTTCTATACCAAAGTCAGAATTGTAGGCTTCGTAGAGGAGTTCAGCTTCGCGCATTAAAAGGCCATTAGGTTAGTGTAAAAGGAGGGGAGCCCGGAAGCTCCCCCCAAGAGCAGGGGCGGGAGGTATATGCCCCTGTTTTCAAGGAGTCGAACCTTGAACGAAGACCAACACTTGAGCTTTCGCATCAGCGGTGCTGGCCGTGTTTCCTATCATGCCGCCTCGTCGAGGAGGTCATCGAGAAGATCCCCGGCGATTTTGCGGCTTGAGTCAATGCGACGTGCAGCTTCCTCACGGATTTCTGGTTTGTGCTGCAGAACTTTCGTAACGTATTCCGCGATTTGTTCCGCAGAGTAATCTGCAGGATTACCGCCCTTCTTCCTGATTGCTGCGAACACTTGTTCTTTTGCGATCTTGTTCGCCTCTTTGGCGATGGGATCTGCGGCGTTTTTCGGTGTGCGGATTGAAAATCCGTAGTTGTTAGCGAACTGCTGGAACTGCGCTTCGACCTCTGCATGGTCTACGCTGTCGTTGTCGAGCTTTTTGAGCTTGGACATTAGAGATGTGCGGATGCTGTCAGCGAAGACTTGGTTGAGCTTTTCAGCTTCGGTTGCGGTTAGCACGTAGCCTTCTTCATAAGGCTGGGCGACTGTGACTGTGATTTCGTGGGGAAGATTAAGTGTGCGCATCAAAAAGGCTCCTTTGTTTGTGCGTTCGATATAGTGCCATAAAGTTAAACCCATTGCAAGAAAATAATCGCGCGCTGGGGGAAAAAGTTAAACCCACTTGGGACTCAGTATAAGGTGGGCCTAAAGGCCATACCATTTGCACATCATATAAACTCTCCCCGGCTTTTTCTTCGGCGCAGGGCGCTCGCTCGGCGGGGAGATTTGATCGAGCTTTTTGTCACCTTGGGGAATTTCCCTTTGGATTTGTGCTTGGGCTTTGAAGGCTTCTGCCTTTTCGTCTTTCTTCTTACGTCGATACGCAGCGCGTCTGATGCGTTGGGCCTCTCGGTATTCTGGGTCATTCGCCATTCTCTGTCTGTGTGAGGCGTTTCGGCGCAGCCTTCGGCCTTCCAATAGCGCCAACTTCCGCTCTTTTTCTTTTTGCTTGTCGGAGACGGTGGAGTCGTCCTGCAACGGCGCATCTGGAGATGTGGAATTTGATGGCGATTTGGCTGTAGGAAAGTCCATTGTGTAAGCTCCGCTCAAGTTCTTCGTCGAGTTCGGGGGTCCATTTGATGTTGACAGGAACGCGCTCAATGTCTTCTGGGGTCATGGGTGGGCTCGACGGATGGCAGACGCGACGTTGTTTGAAGGGTCGAGTGCCTCGGCGTGTCTCGCACATTCCTCACGGATCTGGGGCTCGATGTAATCGAAGGCGATTTCTGCCAGATCCTTCATGGTGAAATATGTGGGCGTGTCGTCGAAGAGTGTAGCGAGACGAGTGATGAGGGCTTCCTTTTCTTGTCTGGTCATTCCTTCTCTCCCAATACCTTACAGGCTTGGCGTAGATTTCCGATAATTATTCTAAACGCTATCGACATGTCATCGCTTCCAAGATGAAAGTCGCTGGCGTCAGCAAACGGCTTTAACGCTGCCTCTAGTTCAGCGATACGAGATTTCATGTCAAATGTAGTCGCTTCAATATCGAAAAAATCATTATTCGCTATCCTTAATTGTTCTTTCAATTCATCAATCCGCTCATTAGCCTTTTGGATGTCAGCCAAATATTCCAAAGCCAGTTCCTTTTGCTGCTCCCATAGTTCATTCGCGCACTTTAGTTCGCGCTGTAAAAGCTCAATAGCGTCGGCGGCTTCAAGCGCATCTTCTGGGTCAACCGTTGGCGCACACTCCGCGCATTTCAATGTGTCACGGGCGGCAATACCATCACAACGCAATCGCTTCACAAGGTCTGAATAGTCAGTCATGGCACCTCTCCATCGCGGCGAGTCTAAGTTTGTGGTTAATGATCGTGAATTTGTTCGAGATCGTGTTGATGCTGGCCTTGTAGTGGGAAGCGATTTGTTTGTGCGTTAGGCCGTCGCGCTTTAGATCGAGAAGGGCTTGCTCGTAGTCTGTAAGTTCGGCGGGGTCTTTGTAGAGCCGGGACTGTGTGTCGGTTCGGACATTGTTCATTTGTGAAGCTCCTTGATGGCGGCGATAAGCGCCGCTTTGCGTTCTTCAATCTTCATCTTTCCCACAATGTAAGGATCGTAGGGATCGAACTCTGTGATGATCTTTGCAACTGCGTGAAGGGCATCGTTGTAACCTGCCTCGTAAAAGATTTTAAGAAGTGTGCCCTTAGATGTTGCGGAGTTTGACATCAATAATCTCCGCTCAAAAGCAGGTGAACGATGTATGCCACGCCTCCAGCAAAGAAAAGGATCGCAGCGTAAATGGCGATTTCGTTTAGAATGATGTCGTCGATCATGCGTTCACCCGTGTGACTGTTGCATTCCAGATTGGGGAAAGGTCGAGCTTTGTCGGATCTTTCGCGTCTTGGGTGATGAACTGCGTAGCGACCGGGCCGACACCAAGCGCCATCCAGTAACGGGCTCCTGTCGCGGGCTTTCCGTTCCACGATTGGAGATAGGAGAACACAAGAACGTCTGAATATGATTGTGATGTTGCGATGTAGGTTTGAAGGTGTTGCTCAAAGCTCACGATTTGTTCGCCGGAACAGAAGGCCATGGGAGAGCATTTAAGAAAGTCAAATTGTGGTTTGTTCTCGTATGTAGAGGGGACCGTCTGGAATTCGCCCCATCCGATTGCTGGTTTTAGCACAACCTTTTTATTGTTCGGGTAATCGTCGCGCCACTCCGCGATCCCGAAGCCTGGGTTGTAACGGTAATACCAGCGGTTCAACCATGTTCCAGCAGCGTCATAGTTGTTGTAGAGCATGGAGTCCGAGCCAACGTCGTAGGAAAAGACGCTTGTAAAGGATGGTGCGTTCGGGGCCGAATAATCAAAACGTCTGAGTTCATGCGTTTTGAAAAGCGGCCAGTAAGCGGGGACTAGAAGTGGACTATTCGCCATAGTAATAACCTCCAACTGCAGGGCCGTAAGATGAGCCCTCATAAGATCCGCTCGAGCCGTAATAAGATGTCGCACCAGAATTTGAATAAGAGCTTCCCAAATACCCACCACTTGGGCCGTAGTAACTTGTCGATCCGCTGTTGCTGTAAGCACTGCCTTCGTAAGCGCCAGAAGGACCGTAAAAGGAAGTGCTTTGCGCGAATGCGGAACTGGATAGCAAGAGTGCTGCAATGGTGTAAAGCGTTTTCATTCTAATCCCTCCAGTAAATCGTCGAAGTCTAACGGGCTGAGCGGTGTAGGTGGTGGTGCAGAGGTGCGCACAGGGGCGCTTGGTTGCGCGGCGTCTGCGGGTTTCCATTGGAATGCTTTGCGAGCGCAATCCTCTGGATCTGACAGCCAATGTTGCCAGAATTCTGGAAAGTCACCTACAGGGATCTCGGTCACAAAACGCGACGAACGATTTGCGCCGACCGAAAAGAAACCTGAGATCTCGATGGTGTCGCCGCCGGAACGCGGGGCGAAGTAGAGCGCGGGGATCACTGAGATCCCTACACCCTGTCCCGGTGCGAATGCTGGTAGGCCCGATATGCGCGGGCGATCTGGGTCGAAGAAGTCCATGACGCAAGGCTCCTTATTGTTCAAAGTCTGAAAGGTTTGCGAGGATGAGGGTGTGTTTTGTGCGAGTCTCAAGGACGTAACGTAAGTTCGCCTCCTGTCTCTGCTCACTTTCGGTCTTTGCATATTTGGACGGTATGCGCCAAGGATCGAGGTGAACGACGTTGCCCCATTCGAGCCCCTTCGCTTTGTGCCCAGTTGCCAAAATGACCTGCCCATTGTTTTTCGCAAATAACGAGTTAAGCTCCTCAATAAGCTCTGCAACAGTGCGGGGCTTTTTCGCGGAGATGACTGCGATGATGCTTTCATATTTGTCAGTCGTGTTGGCAGCTTTGGTGCTATCGCCATTTGCTTCAGCCTTGGACTTTTCTGTTTCATGCCAGTTTGTGAGAAGCGGCAAGAACTGATCGACCTTGGTTGTTAAGTCAGGGCAGAGCTTTTTGACGATTGTTGAAAGGCCACGTCCGATCTCGCGTCCTAACATGTTCACGCCAATACCCTGACGGATGAGCTTGAAGGCCATAGAAATGAGGGGCGCGTTGTTGCGGCATAGCACTGCGGTGTCGCCGGACGGGATTGCGCCCCATGTCCATTTGTCATTGGTCAGATCGTGGATCTCGCCTTTCGGATTGCTTTCTGCGGCGCGGTATTGCGGGGCGTGGTTTTGCTGGCGTTCGACGACGCTTAACGGACATCTGAATGTGGTGTTGAGGGGAAGTTCGATCCATTCGGAACGTAGAGCTTTGATGGTGTCCATGCTTGAGCTATCCGCTCCCCTAAAGGCATAGATTGCTTGTCGCGGATCGCCAACGACGATGAGGCGACCAGAGGAGCATTTACGAAGCATCTGGTGGTTGAGTGGGGAAAGGTCTTGGGCCTCGTCCACAAGGACTGTGTTGAAGCGAGGAAAGTCGCCTGTGAAAACCACGGGGAGGTAGATCTGGTCATCATAGGTTATGACTCCTTTTAGGCCTTCTTCGATGCTTTCGCACAAAATGCGACGGGACAATTTGCACTCGTCTGGGGTGAGAAGCAGATCGTAGTCAGATGCAATCTCCTGCCATGTATCCGGCGTATCCGGCAAGAGCCCTTTTGCGTTTTGGAATTGGGTAGGCACGACTCCGCGTTGCATGGCGTAGATGACGAGTTGTCTGATCTCGTTCCATGAGCCCTTGCTGGAAGGGAAGGCCTTGAGTGCCTCTGTGGTGAGCCTTCCGAGTTTCTTGTCGTCGATGAGCATCTTGGGCTTGTTGATGGTCTTGCCCCAAGCGCGATGGCCCAGCCCGTTCATGGTCATAACTGTGAAGTTGGAAGGGAACCGCTTTTCGAGTTCCTCTTTGATCTTCTTGTTGAATGCGAGCGCGAGGATAGGTTCTTTGGGGAGAACGGATGCGAGCATCTGCAGGGTCGTGGTCTTGCCGGTGCCAGCGAGGGCATTAATCATAATGGACGAAGGGCTTTTGGCCGCTGCGATGATGTATTGCTGTTCTGGGGTTGGAGATAACATGTGAATACCTTTCGAATACATAGCTGGTTACAGGAAGAAGGTGATCTGGTATGAGCCGGAGGGGGTGAAGGATAGTTTTGCCTCGAGGCCGTCCACGAAAGGCCCGTTGCCGGAGATCATGGAGTCAACTTTAAGGGACTCGAGCAGAAGGCCAAGGGCCTCGATATGTAGGGCCGCTTGTTCCTTTGCCATGTAGCCAACGTGGAAGTCTCTCTGCTCGTCGATGGACTCGAGGTCAAAGCCGGTGCCTTCGAGGGTTTCGGCCAGTTCCTCGCGGGCTTCTGGGGGTAAGGTCTTGGTGTCGAGCCAGACTGCTACGGCGTTGGGGTCATATGGGTTCTCGGGTTCGGGACGAAGCTCGAGAGGATGTCCGGCGGGAAGGGATGCAAGGAGTGCTTTTGCAGGCGGGCGGAAGTGTGCGCCTACAAGGGGGGCGTGGTTTTGCTGGCGTTCGACGACGCTTAACGGACATCTGAATGTGGTGTTGAGGGGAAGTTCGATCCATTCGGAACGTAGAGCTTTGATGGTGTCCATGCTTGAGC